CCCAGAATCTATAGATTTTAACGCTATAGAATTTACACAATTTAGCCACACGGAGTGGAAACGATGGATACAACGCCTAACCCCTTAAACACATGGCAGGAATTCAATATTTCAAGCCTGGTTTCCATGTTTGAACGTACATTGAAATTTGGCTCTCCAGTTAAGCCACGTAATTCTCTTATATACGAAATAGGCGATTTACAATTAACTGTACACCCATCCTTCCCCTTCATGTTATTTAAGGAACGTAATTATCCTTTAAGCTATTTTCGTAAAGAAATGGCTTGGAAACTAAGCGCTAATAAATATGACGACAGCATTAAAAAGCACGCTAAAATGTGGAATTCGGTTCAAAATCCGGATGGAACATTTAACTCCAATTATGGTCAGTTTTGGTTCGGTGAACAGCAAGGTTTTTGGACCGCTTTACAGGAATTAATTCGTGATAAAGACAGCCGCCGAGCGGTAATCCCGATGCTGTCAAAGGACCATTTAAAACCTGAAACGATAGACACCGTATGCACTGAATCAGTCGGCTTTAGAATACGTGACAATGTGCTAGTGTGTTCCGTACATATGAGGTCTAGTGACCAGATATTTGGTCTCGGTACGGATATTCCAACTTTCAGTTTTCTAATGATGCTAATGCATGGTATGCTAAAATCTGTATATCCTAGTTTACATTTAGGTACTATAGTTATAACAGCCATGTCCAGCCATATTTATGAACAGCATTTCGATATGGTACGACGTATAATAGAAGCTCCATTACAAGAGTTTAGGCAAGTGGAAATGCCTACTTGTAATACAGCCGAGGCGATGTGCATAATAGCTAGCCGTGGTAAACCTATTACTACTGGTGGCCAACTAGGGGATTGGTTATATGACCAATAATTCTGTAGTGCGACCAGAAAGAAATAGTTACATGATGGGCTTGAGCATAGTAGCTAGCTCTAGAGCTTCATGTCCTAGACGTAAAGTCGGCTGTATTTTAGTTAACGAACGTTACCATGTACTAGCTACTGGTTACAATGGGCCTCCGGCTGGTTTCACCAACTGCACAGAAATTAACTGTCCAGGTGCTGGCTTAAAATCAGGCGAAGGCCTAGATAAATGTCAAGCTATACATGCAGAACAAAACGCTTTGTTACAGTGTAAAGACGTGTGGACTATTCATGCGGCGTTTATAACTACGGCACCTTGTATAACCTGCATAAAGCTGCTATTGAATACCTCTTGTAAAACCATTTATTTCTTGAAAGATTATCCTCATAGTGAAAGCAAGGCCTTATGGATTTCGGCGGGTAGGGGTTGGGTTGAACTTAATACTATACATAACGACTTACAAATGATCTCAGATACGCTCTCAGACGCTCTGAACTATTGTAAAAATAGCTAGCCCGTAGGCTACTGCGCATCAACTTTTAAACGTATTAGGAGCGTTACAGTGAAAGTATCAAGAAAAAGAAGTATCGTCAAAAAAGTCTCCGAACCAGTTAAATCCATTTTAGATGAAGCCTTAGAAATTATTCATGGCGATCGCGAAAAAAATTACGGAGACCCAGGTCGAAATACTAGAGCTATTGCGGATTTATGGAGAGTCCATTTAAAACATAAGTATGGGGTCGATGTACCTTTAGCCGAAGTAGACGTATGCCAATTTATGATTTACCTTAAAATGGCCCGATTAATGCATAGCCCTACTCATCGAGATAGTAAAGTAGATATTGCAGGCTATATTGGATTACTCGATAGAATTGATGCAACTAAATAAAGTTATCGGCCGGAATATCCGGCCTTTAATTTGTCATAAATTAGAGTTGTGTACAAGAAGTAGCTTTTATGGTATAATAAATCTAATAACAAGGAGAAGTATGTGGATAAAGTAACACTGTATAGGAAACATGCAACGGGCGTCGGCACATGGCGCATATTCAATATTGACAGTTTGATTCACATCAGGCACGCTACGACTATAGGAGGCTTAGAAGTTAGTCACTCTGAACTAGTTTCAGAGGGCCTCGCTGGTCGCACTTTGGCTGAACAAGTAGCGTCTCGAATTAGGTCTAGAGTGTCAAAAATGTTAGACAAAGGTTACAAATACAGTATAGAAGAAGCTCTGGCTAGCAGTGGTAATCAGTTAGGATTTCTTCGTCCGATGTTGGCTCAGTCGATAAAGAAAGTAACCGCTGTCAACTACAAGCAAGCTGTATTGCAGAAAAAACTCGATGGGCATCGATGCTTAATAACTAAAGATGAAGGTAAAGTCATAGCTTATAGTCGTCAAGGTAAAATCATCGATACAATTACCCATATTACAGATCAGCTACAAGATATTCTGGAAGAAGGCGAGACCATCGATGGTGAACTATATTGTCATGGTCAATTACTGCAGACCATTGCCTCCTGGGTTAAACGTAAGCAACCAAATACAGTGTCGCTCACATACGCAGTATATGATTGTATTGACGATGCCCCTTACATAGAGCGTCATCGCTATTTGCAAGATAAATTAAAAGGTTTGTATCGTGTGGTAGTATTACCTTACATTCTATATGAAAATTCAGAGCAAATGCAAGCCTATCTATCTAAAGTACGAGGCCAAGGCTTCGAAGGCCTGATGTTACGATTACATGGTTATGGGTATGAGTCCGGAAAGCGAAGCGCGTCGCTCATTAAAGTGAAAGTCTTTGAAGATACAGAAGTAAACGTGATTGGCGTAATACCTTCATCTGAAGGGTGGGCCATCTGTGTAGCTATGTACAATGGCAAGCAGTTTAACATCAGTGCGCCAGGTGATTTCTCAGCTAAGTATGAAGTCATGAAAAACAAAGATAAATATATTGGTCGTGACTTAACTATTGAGTATAGCCATCTAACAGCAGAGGGCATTCCATTTCACGCAGTAGCACTGCGCTGGAGGGAAGATCTGTGATTGATATTGAAGAAGCTGAAAGATTCGCAGATGAAAATGATCGTGCCAGCCAAATAACATTACATGCCGAAGTTGAAGCATTAGATAAACATTTAAGAGGTGTGGAAAAAGTCCCGGATTATTTCGATGGTGAAAGCTGTATAGATTGCCGAGAAGAAATCCCTAAACCTAGATTATCTACAGGGGCTTTCAGATGTTTGTTTTGTCAGACAATGCAAGAATCTATTCGTAAAATGCGAGGTCCGCATGCTCGATAATAAACCAGCACATATAGGCAACGGGTATACGGCTGAGCAAGTCGCTGCTGGATACAAGGTGGTAGACGAACTTACTGGCAAAAGCCATGTAGCTGAGTCTATCGAAGAAGCTTTATCTCTCTTTAACGAGGAAGAATAACATGTCAAATTACGGTATTATGCTGGACCTTGAAACAGTAGGCACCCGAGCTACCTCAGCTATAGTGAGCATCGGGGCGACGCTCATGAATCTTGAAACTCTAACCAATGAAGCTTACTATTACAAGGTGGTTGATTTAGCTAGTTCGGTTGGATTCGGGCTGACCGTCGACCCTGGCACTATTGCTTGGTGGGAGCAACAGACGGAAGAAGCACGTGCTATATTCACGACTGAAGACAAAGTTACCTTGGACGCTGCACTATTTGGATTCATTGAATTCGTTGGTGACAAATCTGAGAAAATCAAAATCTTCGGCAACGGAGCTGATTTTGACAATGCTATATTGGCCTACGCGTACGCCAAATGTGGTATGGCCGCTCCCTGGCAGTTCTATAACAACAGATGTTACAGGACTATTAAGGCTATGTATCCAGATGTACCTAGACATAAGCCAGCCATAGCACATGATGCGATGCACGATGCTATAGCTCAAGCACGCACTCTATTTGATATCATTAGAACTAAGTCCGTTGCGCTCTGAATTAGTTAATAAGTAGGTACGTATGCTACTACGGGCTAGCCCCTTTTAGTTTAATTCAGACTACAACCAGAGCGCTATATAACTACTTGAGATACATTCTAATAATAAAAAGAGCTCCATAGAAAACCTATGGAGCTTCGCAGCGAGCACTGCTTTAAAGCGTATTTATTCTTTCTTACCTTGAATACGCTTTTCATATTCAATAATACATTGAACTAATTGGCGTTTACCTAAAGCGCACATACCGTATTCTTTGATAATTTGGTCGTCCTGAGTAGCTATATAGCCAGGCTCACCCGATTTAGTGATCGGAAGTGGTGGGCACTGAGTTAACAGTTCTCGGCAATCCAGAGGCGGCGGAGTTGGATTGACGTATGGCTTCGTTCCGAAGATCGAGCAACCTTGGGCTCCAATTACAATTAACGTTAAAAGGCTTAAGGCGAAGCTCTTCTGCCAAATCATTTGATATCTCCTTACTTATTACATTATAGTCGAATACTTCGGTAGAGCGTACTGAAGCGGCTTTAGCAGATTTCTCGTCCCACATAACATTGAACTTATTCAATGCCAGTTGAGTAGCGACCTCTTCTCTATTCTCTTCGGATACTCGCACATCGTACCCATCACTTCGCCCTTTGATATATAAACCCGCGAATAACAAAAGTACCAGGGCGAGTTTTATAAGTGGCCACCATGGGTTGATGGCCGTTAACACCGTATCAAGTCGGCTCATTGTTATCATCCTTACGACGGTTCTGATGATAATCCTGACGAATGTTACCAGTGCTAATATATTTCCACCAAGGAGGTAGATAGGGTGTAGTGGCGAATACCGCAGCTAAACCTATATAAAATAAAGCTCCGTACCAAGAATCCGCCCGCTGATTATACCATTGAATAAACATGAGAGGTATAGGCATCGAACCAGCGAGTACAAAACCACTTAATCGGATTATTTTAGACAGGTCTAAGTTCTTCGCCCCTAAGTCTGCAGCTCGCACAAACAGAGTAATAGAGATGATTAGTAACGCAATAGAGCTGACGAATAATAACAACATGTTATTCTCCTTTTGGACTGATTAAAGAAAGAAGTCTATCAAAAAATTGATCTAGTTTCTTGATAAACATAGGTATCACCCACCTGGATAACAAGGATGAAGTGATGGCTAAGGGCGAAGCGTGTTTCTCTACCTTATACCACTCGAAGCCTAGTAAATCTGGTAGAATAGATGTACAAGCTGTGCCTACAACAATACAGGCAAAAGAGATTAAGAATAACATTTTTCTGGACTCTGTATTTTGAGAAAATGCGAATCCAGCTATGGTACCTACAAAGGCGCCAGTTATAACGTATAAAGGTTGACCGAATACTGGAATCAAGAAATCATGATTCAAGTTGTAAGCAACACCCAACGACGATATTATAATTATAGGTAACATAAGTTTCCTTAGGGATATTTTGATTTTAAGAGTTCAAAATGAGGTCCGTCCCACTCGCCTCGTTCTTGTAATATACCATTTCGGTTCCAGTCCCAACCCCAACGAATGAATACCTCTAAGTCCATAGCCGCGTTCATCATATGCTTACCTATCAACCTAAAGGCATTTGCATTATTCCAGTCAATAACGCCATTACTTATAGGAGCTAAATCTACCGCTTTACCTAAACCATCGGCTCCAGGTAAATGTCTAGAAGCTAAGGTACTCGTAACAATATTACCAGGTTTAGTACGGCCTTGAGCGTACAGCTCTAACTGGCGAGAATAAGACCTTAAGCCCTCTGTAACAATGATTCTTTGAGGGCAAGTTTCTATAGCTTTAGTCACTACTTTAACTAAGTCTGGATGAACATGGTTAAGTTTAGCTACGCTCTTTGCATCTAATTTATTTGGCATGACTAGCCCTCAAATATTGAGTTCGTTAAAAGCTGATTCTTCACCAATTAAAGCCATCATATCGTTTAATGCCCCTGTAATGGCGGCTAATTTTAAGGATGCTACTTTATCAGTATCTAACGCACTACCGATTAACAAATCAGCTTTCGGACATGAAACAGTGTGCCAGCCCTCAAAAGTTCCTAGTAACGCTGATAACTTCGGAGAGGAATCTAGTTCAAGAGCGAACGCGCAAGCTGTAAACCCAAACATACTAGCCGCCGCTCCAGATGCGCGAGTAAGACGTACTGAGGCATACTGCCCATCAATGGAGTAGCCTACTTCGTCAGGTGCTAAATTTGTTAATTCAATTTGTTCAATAGTCATAATAATCCTTAAGGTTTTTGGTTTACGTTATGTGTTGCAATTCGTAGTGATGGTGATTCACCTGCAAAGTAACTGTTATCACTAACTGAAATCTTGCTTACTAAGCGTTCTCCTACTGGCAGACAAGATACACAATTCTCCCAGCGAAGTACACCAGCCCCATCAAATACTAGCACTTCTTTGTTAAGCATTTCAGTAATCATAGCGACTGAACCATCCCGCAGAGTCATTGGTGTGCAATCACTTGCAACAACTGCCGCACCTGACTCAGAAACAATACGAGTACAGTTAGCTGGAACTTGGATATTGTGCTGTACTTTTTGCAGGATAGGCACTAAATCTTCTGGGTTGTCAGAAGAGCATTCAATAAACTGACCTACTGTGACCTCACCTGCTTGTCCAAATTCATCAATCCACATATCAGAGGCGACACAAGGTTCTTCTGGTGGGTCACCACCTCCCCCGGTTGCGGCATCTGGAACAGTAACCGAAATGGTCGTAATCCATACCACATTATCATTTCCGCTTAGGTCTAAACCATTTGTAGTTACATTCAAGGTTTTTGAACCACCTGTAAATCCATCATCAAGATAATATAATTTATAAACAACGGTTGAGTCGCGTGTTTGGTTTACATTTGCACTGGAACTGTTGTAACTAACCGTAGCAGACCCAATCTTTAATGACGCGGCTGACATACTAAAGGATACAACAGCGGGTGATGCGCTTGTAAACGTAGCGGATGCAGACAACCCCGTCCATCTGCTCGGCTGACTCGCAATAGTTACACCGCGCAAATTTCGTTGGTCGCCAATTTGGTGACCGCTTGAACCAACGCGCAAACCCAATCTACGCACACCGCCAACGTTGTAAGAGTCCTGCATAGCAAGCCTACCGTGAACTGAGCCGTCCTCGATGTACGCCTTATCTAAATTGATAATTCTGCGGATTTCTAAGCTATTAATTCTCCAATGCATAGGCGTTGTAGTTATAACAATCGCTGAACCCGTGGGATTACTGTAATGCACCAAGGCATAAGGAATACCGTAAGCCGCATTAGCAGGAGCAACTTGCGTCATTTCAAACTCTGCATTAGCGCCTACTTGTCCTGAATGAAGCGTTGAAGGGTTTCCTAAATAGTTATCATTTTTATCAAAAAAACGTAACCCAACATTACACACCACCGCTAAACCCGCAGGCACAACGGAGTCATAATCTTGCCTCGAAAATACTTTGATTGCAAATCTATCACCTGAACGGGCAGGAATATAATTGTTTTTTTCGGCAACAGATTGGTATGCAGAGGAATAAGCTGGTACTGTTACGTTACCAACATTTCCTATAGCTAAACACCAGCCGTTAGTAACGGTATTATAATTACGCCAACAAGCCATCCCAGATGTTGATGTTTCATAAGCAAACCAACCATCACAAATTTGCTCAGGCGCAATTCTATACGCTTCGGGTATGCCCGTATAATTGTTAATGAAATGACCGTTGCCGACTAAGTTATCCCCTAATGGTTTTACTCCTCTACCATCACTGGCGGTATACTGCGCACCGTCTGCAACATACTTAGCTATAGAATAAATTTTATTTAAAAGGAGTTGTCTTGCATAATAATAATTATTAAAACTGGCTTTAAAGTTGGTTCTATTTATATTGGTTTTTGCAGTTATGTTGTTCCAAGCCGGTGATAAACTGTTTAAATAATTATTTAAATCCGTTTTTGTGGTTTGCCAAGACCACCGTTCCGTAGTTATGCCATAACTTGCCGCTTGTGCATCAATGCCAGCATATTCTGCATCAATATCGGTAAATTCTCTAATCACTTGTATTTTTTCAGACTTGCTTAACACACCATCTGCGGAAATGTCTGCTAATTCTGCGTTTGCTGTATTAGCATTTGACTGAGCTGTATTTGCGGCAGTTTGGGCATTGTTTGCGGCGTCATGTGCCGCTTGTGCCGCTTTACCGTCTGAACCAGCAGACCACGGTGATAGTTCTGTTTGATTTACTTTAGCTTCACCAAAATAGGTTCGAGAAATAAAAAGATACGAATCTGAACCTGAATTACATTTTGATTTTCTAACATCCATCCTAACCGTTACAGCACCAGCTGGTGCGGTTACTATCATGCCTCGTTTGTCGTAACTTGATAAAAACTTACCACCTGAAATGTCATAAGTAGAGGTCAAACTTCCGACTTCTGAAATATACACGCCTGCCGAATCATAAAAAATAGCATTTACATGATAATTGCAACGGTGATTACCGAAATATCCAAACATCTCATAACGTTTACCAGCTACGACATTAAATGCTCCTAATGAAAAATCCGTATGCCCTGGAGAACCAGTCCCTACAACTGTTTCTTGTAAATAAGCCGTATTTTCACCTGTTAAAGTCCAGTCAGCTGATAGGTTATAGCCAACTGTATAAGTGCTTCCAGATGGATTCCAAGCCATAATTATAGCATCCGCTCCCGAAAAAAATTGAGAGTTAAGCATTTGATTACTAGACTGTGGAGATACTAGTGCGGTATTTGCTGTACCCTGCGCACCGTCTGCAATAGTTTTTGCGGTTGCATAAATCTTATTTAAAAGGGTCTGTCGCGTGGAATATACATCGGCAAACTTGGTACGGAACGTAGTCCCTACTATGGTTGTATTGCCACTTAAATTTGACCACAAAACAGGAGATGTTAAGGTAGCCAAGTAAGTAGTAAAGGCGGAAACCGCAGTATCGTAAGCCGTTTTTTCAGTAGTAATACTATAGGCTGTAGCTTGAGCGTCAATACCTGCCTGCTCCTGCGTGATAACGTCCCTATCTTGAATTACCCGTGGTTTCTCGTCCGGAGTCAATACAGAATCCGAAGCAATATTAGCTAAATCAGCATTTGCGGTATTTGCGGCAGTTTGGGCATTATTTGCGGCAGTTTGGGCATTATTTGCGGCAGTTTGGGCATTTCCAGCCGCTACATTTGCGGCATACCAATCTTGCGCCAATATCCAACTTGGGTGACTATACACATACATCTTGTTGTTATCGTCAGTGTCTATCCAAATATCACCGTTGTCTACTGCGGTTTTACCTGTCGGCGCGGAACTTTGATAATGCACTAACGCTTTACCATCTGCCGTAGATTGGGCTGTTTGAGCTGAGTTAATAGCGGCGGCAATTTGACTATCTTGGGTTACTATCCAAGAGCCGCTTCTGTATGTGTAAATCTTATTACCATCATCAGTGTCAAACCAAATATCGCCTTCGTACATACCTGTGGCAGGTGCGGTAGTCTGGTAAAACGTTTTAATAGCTCCGTCAGCCGCCGCTTGTGCTGAAGAAGCAGAAGCTAAAGCGGCGGAAGCATTCGACGCAGCCGTGTTAGCTGTAGATTGAGCTGCATCGGCTAAAGCTTTAGCCGATGCCACTATCTTATTAACCAAAACCTGTTTAGCTAAGTATACATCCTGGAATTTAGTGCGGAATGTGGAACCTACTATATCTGTAATGCCCGCTAAATCAGAGTATAAAAATGGTTGCGTTAAAGTGTTAAGATACGTAGTAAGAGTCGTAATGGAGTTAGAATAAGCCGTCTTTTCCGTAGTAATACCATACGATGTAGCCTGAGCTTCTAAACCGGCTTTTTCACCTAATATAACATTGTAATCGGCTAAAACCGAACTCTTTTCAGTTGGAGTTAATATATCATCCATATCTACGCCCACAACCGTTAAGCTGTCGGTTATAGCTTCGGATTTAGCCCCTTTATCTGTTACGGAATACACGCTGACATATACAGTGTCACCTGCTTCGATAGTATCAATATCGAAAGAAGTGGCTGTGGATTTAGGTCGTGGAATCCAATTACCTTCGTTTATTTTATAGCTAGATTCAAAATCAGGTCGAACACCATTTACAGGTGGTGAATCCCAGGATACAATGACTTTAGAAAAGCTTCGGCCTGCTGAGTTTACGATTGATTCGGATACAACTAAACCTGTAGGAATTTCAGGTTGCAAAATCCTAGGCATATGAAGGCTATAATTTGGAATGGTTAAAGGCGTATTAGATTCGATTAAAGCAAATTTATCCGGATAGGTCCTTAAAGCTAATATAGTAAATATAGCTCCGTCATCTTCAGGCGTGATACCTATGGTTTTAAAAGTTTGAGGTACCGCGCTTGAACTAGAGATTATCCATACTGTGTCAGGTAAAGGTGCTAAGCTAAAAGCCAGGGAAACTTCCAGCACCGTATGAGTGCCAGCTCCAGTTACAATGTTTCGAGTTTCTAAACCTCCAGCTGGATTAACTACAGTTAAAGAATAACCAGTGGTTATAGTTATAGGTGAATCTATAGTGACGTGGGTCGTAGTGGCGGCAACTAATCGACCACCACGACGTTCTCCAGTAATAACAGGGTCTGATATAAGTATAATATCGCCTGGCAATGGAATGTTGCCATCTAGACCGACTTTAAAATTAACTAAATCTGTTTCAAATCGCTCGGTATAAATTAACCAACGACCTACGCGCCGAGCTTGACCTTGAGAGGTGCAACCAATAGCGTATATATCTGTAGGTCGCACGACGCCCATTTCAGCAATAGATTCATCATCCGCCACATACTCTACTTTAGTACGGTATCGGTCCGCAGGGTCATTCCAAGTGACCAAAGCCACGTTATGACGAACTTTAATGGAAGATCCGGTATAGTTAAACATACCGTCTACTACGTTGGCTTGTGTAAAATGGTATACAGGGTCAGACGGGCGATCAGCGATAGGTGTAATAGTGCCTGCGCCCCAATACGTCATAGCTCTAAATACAGCCGCTAACGAAGTTATTAAAGCATAAGCATCTTTAGCATCTTGAATATACGTATTACATGTATATCTAGGCTCTAAGCCACCTATACCATTAGGCACTAGCTCATCACAGTATTGAGCTATAGAGTACAACGCCCATTTATCCATTGATTCTGGAGTAATGTGTTGGCCTGCTCCGTAACGATTATTAGTACATAAATCGTAAAAAATCCAAGCTGGATTATTGGACCATTTAACTACAAATAACCCGTCCCATATACCTGAGTAAATACGAGTTATAGGGTCGTAATTAGACGGTACCTTAATTTTTAACCCTCGTATATGATAGCCACGAGTAGGTATCGCTGGAAATTGCTTAGAAGCCATTCGTAAAGCCACTAAAGCTGAATGCGGATAACTTAACTTCTCGTCGACTATTTCAGTATAAGAATCCCAGAAAGTGGAGTTCTGCAGGGATACGGATAAGCTGTCAGCGGTGATTCGCGTTACTTTTATAATATATGGAGAAGGTCCAAACGCTTTTAAATTAATTACATGTGAGCGCTTATATCGGCTGGTCGTTTTACCTGTAACGGTTGCTACAGGTTGAGGAGAACCAGTAGCCTGATTTACTATATTTACAGTTCCAGGTATGGCTTCATTAGTGCTTACCAATACAGCCCTTAATTCATATATAGCCAAAGGTACATTTAAAATCTCGATGAACTTAGACCGATAGCCAGCTTGAAGATTAATTAAAGGTTCGAATACACTAGAAGAACCTTGAGATAACACTTTGGATTCGCCGGCTACTGACCAGGTTGAAGCAGAACCTAACACGCGATACTCCAACCTTACCGTAGTAGCTGTGGATGTAGTAGCTTGATTAGGGGTGTAGTGAATAGCCGCACGAATATATGAAGTAGGAATAACAGTATTTAAGCCGGTGAAATTAACCCAAGATCCGCCACCTATATTAGCGTCTACAAACGCGCCTCCATTAGATGATACAGAGATTTTATATTGTACAGTAGTACCTTTAAGGTCACCGTTAGAAGTGTTTTGCAACGATAAGGTAGGGATACCGATACTAACTCGAATCCTATCTACGTCTGGATTCGAAATAGACCGGCTAATAGGTAAAGCTTGCTCCACCTGAACGCCTACAGCCACTTCAGATTCAGTACCAGATATCATACCGATAGAAGCTTGGCCTGCGGTACCCACACGAGTTTCTACAGTGACGCCATCAAAATTAAACGTACCGTCATTATTTTGAAGCTGAATATCATCGAAGAAAATCGACTTCATATCGGCTACTAGGCCTTCGATTTCGCCTTCACTAATTAAATCTAAAATGCTAGCAAAGTCGTCTGAAGCCAAGTCATCCGGAGATTCAACCGGAGCACGTGGGGCTGCGCTTTTACTACCACCTGAACCTCTAATACTCATGATAAATTATACCTGACGTGATTGAGACGAATCATTGAAACCAGTACCGCCGCCATAACTAAAACCTACAGTAGCACCTGTACTACTACCTACTACTTCTACGTCTGAAGACATAAAACCACTGCTAATGCCTGCGGATATAACAGCTGAACCTGCCATTACTTCGCCATATGCAATAGGCACTCTATGGCCTTGGGCTATAGTATTAACTGCGCCGTTAAATTGAGTATTAGGCGTATTTTCAGATTTTTCATTTTTCATAGATGGAGGACTAGGCGCTAACATTTGGGCTATGCCGCCTACCAACATAGATGCGCCGAATTTCATTAAAGATGTTCCCCAAGTTTGACCATAACCAAAGAAGGCGATAGCGCCTACTATGATTAATACCACACCTAAGATAGCCTGTAATACCCCACCCTTCTTGGAACCTCTAGTAGCCGGAGCTAAAATGTATTCAGATGAATTGTATACGGCTAATTCATCTTTGCCGATAGACTTACGACCAGTTATAAAATGATATTCACTTCCAGGCTTTGATAATTCAGCTCGGAACCCGGCAAATAGCGCCGATAGTGCTTTGATAGCTTCAGCAGGGCTTTTTACCGCTAAAGTGTGTTGATAACCAAATTTTCGACCTAAACGGCCGAGTAATTTAATTACCTTTAAATCGGAGTTTAAGGACTGTTCGGTCATGATAGTATCCAGTGTAAACCTCTTTACATGATATTCTATGGTATAAATGGTGCAGAATGTTGTTATTGCCTACGTAAATAGCCCCGTGATTAACTGTATCTGAGGCTATGTTCATTAGTAATACATCACCGATTTTAATAGCTTCGGTTGACGGTAACTTATAAAATCCGGCGGATTCATAATTATCGATATATAAATTCTCGCCTTTAGCCCACCACTCGTCTTGTCTAACAAAGTCTGGTAATATAATACCGGACATTTGACGGTAATAATCACGAATTAAAGTGAAGCAATCCACTAAACCATGTGTAAAAGAACGTCCAACTAAAGGTAATTCACCTTCAGCGGCCAATACGGTTATGTCCATGTCTGAACTTAAATCTAGTGTTTGTAAACCTAAAATCCACCAAGTTAATCCGCTAGATTTATGAGATATTAAATCTACATTGCTAGGTTTCGATGATTGATTAGGGTGTGAATGAATAATACCTACAACTTCGCCATTACATTCCGCATCGAAATAATCATTCGGATGTATCTCAAAATCATTTAAGGTATCACTAGCCACATTCTCACACACATGTAATCTAGGCTTTCCTTTAAAGACGTATACTAATGAACAAGCTTCGTGAGGATAAGCGGCTATAGCTACAGCACGAAATTCTTGTAAAATAGATTCATAACTCATCGTAGTAAGCCAGCCGCCGGGAAGGCGCCTATAGGTAAATCATTATTCTCACCAAATCGTAATGCACACCCTGACAGCCGTTTGCTGCAAGCATCTAAAGCCGGATTTGAGGTAGGGGTATCCGTAAATGTAGCTACAGGACCACCTGCGTATCCACAACCGTCGCCTCTATACGCCCATATACATACGTTCGCAACGATAGGCCGTTTAGGTAAAGTTAAACCTTCTAAATCAAGCGGAGAACCTAATTCAAACTCAACATATTCAGCGTTCTCGTTTAGCTTCTGGTTAATATAATATACATCATCAGGCAAATGAGCATTAGGGTCGGCGGTTGGGTTAATCGAATTTTCAAAATTCACCGCGTCTAAGAATTTTACTAAAGTTCTTTTACGAGTTACCTTAGCGCCAAGTAAATTATTTCCTACTAATATGGTGCTAATATAGCTATTTATATTGGACACTTTAATTCTAGGTCTAGGCAGCGCTTGGCTAGAAATATCGAATCCGTCCGCTTTTACAGGTAATGGATTATATGCTTGAGATTGCCATACGACCGCTAAATTTAACTCATTGGTACCTGCATGAAATCTGATAATTGCACCTCCTACAAGTGTAGCATCTAGCTCGAATAATTCGACCCATGAACCGGCTGATTGAGTCTGTAATTCATTAAACAAAGTCATATTACAAATCCGTTGCAGTTAATGTTACGGTGGCGGAGGCCAAAATGATTCCAGCGCCATCGTCTATTTCCAGTAGCCCTGTGCAAGTTTTAGTTTGACCTGCCGAAAATTGAGATACTTGGAACGATGGATTTCCTGAAACAAGCTGCCAGGTATCTGCAGTACCTACAGACAATGTACCAGACGTATTAGTCCAACGACACCGCATTGTAGCTAGATTGCCTTTAATATACCAATTCTGGCCACTTTGAAGAGTCCACACTATAGATGGTTGACCTATGCCAACATCTAAGGTTCCGTCGGCTTTAATCTTAATTCCGGCATAACCACCACTGGCATGAGAGAAAGTAATAGTTCTTGGATACAAGATTGCAGATAAAGTGCTCTCAAATACCTTTTCGAACGAAGCGGCTATATCGTAGGTATTATAGCCGGCCGGGATTACATTCCATTTGCTACATGTGAATAAAGCTGAAGTACCATCTGGGTCAATCCAAGAGAACGCTATTACCCCATACCTAGCTTCTAAAAACGATACTATACCGTTTTTCTCAGATAATGAGCGAGTATTAAAATTTAACGACCATATTTTATTTAAGTGATTTATGCCGTCAGCGCTACGTTGCGCATACCCATCGCCGAATTTAGCCATTCTAAGTCTAGCCACGTTATCAGATGAAGCGCCATAATCAGGTACATAATTAAACTCAGCCATATAATATACCTCCTACTCGCTTTTCTTGAATAATAGTTTCACGAACTACGTTACCAATCATTTTACCTAGTTTGGTTAAATCTTGATTAGCAGCTCCGGAAGAGGTCGTTTCAGATTGACCAGTCTCAGCATTAACTGTGACATAAATTGCGATATCGTCTCCAGAGCTACTTGACATGCCAGACATTCTGACACCTAACACGCCATCTTTGCCTCTAGATAAAGGCATAATTGCTTCAGGCCCTTTTTCGCCCATTTCGGCCATATTAAAGAAGTTATGGCCGTATACTCCACCGTTAGCCTTGAACGGCGAACCTTTAGCAAATTGCTGAATGCCGCCATCAAATACCCCACCTTTAGCGTATGGTCCGGTACCAATTCCGTCGGCCCCTGGCGATACTGAGCCTCCAGAACCAATTAAACCTATTCCGAAATCTATTAGTGAACCTAGTATTCCACCTCCACCAGAGGAATTCATAGATGACTTCATATACTCTAATAAAGGCTTTATAACATATAGTTGAAAAATCACTTTAGCTAATTCCGACAGCATCATCGCAGCCAAGGATTTAAAATCCATTTTACCTGTGGTAATCCAAGTACTAAAAGCGTCGCTAATATTATTGATAGAATCCAACGCTAAACTAGAGAATCTCTCAAACGGAGTACCAATGGCATCTATAGCTCCAGCCATACCGTCCTTTAAACCGGCTAAGATATCGTCCTGTTGGGAGTTAAATTGTCTCAACGCGGAAGTTACGTCAGCTTTCAATAATTTGGCTAGCTCGGCATAATTATCCTTCATCTTATCACTAGCGCCTACGGATTGCTCAGCTATCCACAAATCAATCTCGTGTTCTTTAGTTATAACTTCCAACTCTTCTTTAGTTTTACCGTATAAGGTATTCTGGAATTCGATTTCTTTATTAGCCTGACGTAAAGATTGAGTATATCGCTCCATCTCTAACAAACGGTCTGCATCGTCTCTACCAGTAGCCGAACCGCGTAACTTGTCTTTCTCTAGGTCATTTACAAATTCGTATTTGCCACCCTTACTGAATTCTCGCTCTAAATTAGACGCCTGATTATATTTCGATTCGTAGCCTGTAGATTGAAGCTGTGCGATAGATTTCTGAATTTCCAAATTTTGCTGTAAAGTCTCATTTTCAAATTCGGTAACCTTTATAAGGTTATCTCGCTTTAAAATGAGCCCATCTAAATTTTGAGCTAAACTAATTAGATTGCCTTTTTGATCTTGAGTTAATTTAGAATATCGCTCATCAGCAGATATAAGCGTACGAACTTTATTCTCATTTTCACCTTCAATATTAGCTCGGCCAGATGCAATATTTTGGTACTCATTTTGAACATCACTTAATTCTTTTAACAAAGATGTCTGCTCTTTCAAGTATACATTTGTTTTTGACTTACCGCCTGTGGCCGAGTTAGATTTAGAGTTAGGCGCTCCAGAACTATTAAGCTCATTAACCATCTTCTCTAGATCTGCTTGAGATTGAGGGACAAAGTAATTAGGACTTTGATTAGGATTAAGCAATGAAAACGGTTTATTCCCTGTAAACTCATTTGCTGAGCTTGAAGTAATGCTACTTAACAGAGCGTTTCCAGAAATAGTGGCTTTATTAAGTTGATTATCTCGATTAGTATCACCTAAATTTTTAATTCTAGCAGACAAAGAACCTTCGCCGCTAAGAATCGAAGCCGTATTATTACGCCATCTAGTCGAATCGGCCGCGGCTTGATCACGATTAGACATAGTCAGATTTCGCTCTGACAGAAAATTGTTGACGCCATCATTTTGCAAGCCAATTATATTGCTTATTTGCTGAATGCGTTCCATAGGCTTAGCAAAGTCTTCAGTCATAGTCAAGGATAAATCGTACCACATCTCTTTAATGACATTAACCGCCGTCATAAATTCAGATACTAATACAGCTAATAAATCCGCTATACCTCCTACCCATCGTAACATAAATACTGAGAATTCAGTGAGTGGGCTTTGAGATTCAGGATTAAAGTCCGTTAATACTTCACCGACCCACCGAAAAGTTTCGCCCATAGCTTGAAAGCCTATGCTTATAGCTCCAAACAGGTCTTCAATCTGAGCTACTGTGATATTTTCTAAAAATTCAGAGAATTGATTCGCTAATTCACCTACGGAGCCGCCTAACTTTTCCGCAATATCTAGTTGCTCAATCTTTTGACGAATGACCTCAACTACTTTTATGAAGCCGTCCATAGCTCCGGATGAACCTACTTCACGATAAAACTCCGTTAAAGAGTTTTTCATGACATTCATCTTAGCCGTAAATTGAGAAGCCGCGTACTCTACTGAGCCACCGTATTCTACTTTTAACTGATTAGCTACCTTAGCCAGAAATTCGTATACGTCGATAGTACCCTTTTCGATGCCTTTACGTAAGTCAATTTCACTCATCTTCATCGCACGAGCGGCCATACCTACTGCACCAGGTAACGTATTACCTAACTGGCGTTGCAATTCTTCTAAACTTAATTTTCCTTTAGAAGCCATTTGTTGAAAGGCTTCAAAGATAAGCGTAACGTCGCGCCCTCTAGAATGCAAAACAACGGCGGCCTCTGAAACGCCGACAAACAAGTTACGAGTTAATTCGCCACTTGTATCTACGTTTTTAAGGGCCGCGGCCAATTTAGCGTATTGAGGGATTGTAGCAGAAACTTCCACACCTAATCTATTAGATGTATTTAACAGGAACTCGTATTCTTTCTTAGCAGCGGCAGTAGAACCTTTAACCACATTCATAGTGGCAATAAAGCCTGTATACATGCGGTTAACTTCGATTAGCTTATTAGCTTGATGGCCTAATAAGGTAGTTAATCCGGCTACAGATATTCCTGCTACGGCAAACGTCTTGCCAAAAGAAGGTAAGAAATCGTCGAAGGATTTACGCATTTTATTGAACGAATAACCCATTTTATCAATGGATTTCGCCGATTTTGCAGCCATATTTTCTATGGCTTTAGCAATCAGGATTGATTCAGCAATGGCTTTAGAACCGTCAACCGTTACGGTAATATTAGCATCTCCGCCACCTGCTGAAATCATATCATTTGCCATTTTTACCCTTCGACTTTGAGGCCCATTCTAAATAAGCCGTATCCATTTCAATTATCAACCTAACAAATAATTCGAGTGGATATGGAACTTGGAATTTATCGTAATATGAAAATATTTCCGTTAGCATAATTGGATTAGGTCCAAATCCTACAGATCTCCTTGAACTCAATATGTTAAACGCATATATATATTCTTGGATGTCCGACGTTAACTCAGGCCTTTTTTCTAATGCCGGAGTAGGCAACCCTAAATCGTAACGTTCTTGCAATTCAGGTAAATCTCTACCCCAATCCAACTGCCAATTAAGATAAGCCGTTAATCGTTTCCCAACTTGTCTTCTTCACCTGCTTTAAAGTTAGCTAATTCGCTGGAAAATTCTTGAATGAACTCACGAAATTCGTCCGAATTCTTCAAGGCGGTAGTACCGTTTTGCACAGAATAAGGTACGGTTTCGCCGTCTTTGGATTTAACATCTTTCCAATCTAGAATTACAGCTTCAGCCATCGACTGACATAAGATATTCTTCATTTCACCTGGGTCGACGGAACCTTTTTCGATTCGACGACGATGAGGTGCCTGCAATCGAGCTAAAGCTCGTTGAAACTTCATATTGCTAGAATGAGCCACCAAAAATTGGGAGCCTTCATATGTAACCCAAACGCCTTCATCAATGCTCGCTATTTTATCATCAAAAATAAACATAATATTACCTTATAAGTAGTTATTAAAATATGTAACCTGACGCTCTGATGACGCTCTGAACTAACTTAAAATTACTAAATGATGTAGCCTATGTAGTAACTTTTAACTAGTTCAGAGCGCTACAGATTAAACATCGTACTTAGTAATACGAACTTCGCACATTTCAGTGGAGTCGTACGTAGCACGATATGTACCAGCAACCTTCATATCTTGGTCTAGGCCACCTGCTACGATTGTACCTGTTTCAAACTTAACTTTAGGTAACAGGATATCGTAATACTTAGTAGGGCTGGCTGGGTCGCGTAATCTCCAAGATATAGAGAAGGCTGTATTGTTCAAGAAATCAGTGTATTCGGTACCATTTTCGAAGTAAATTTCAATATCACCGCTAACATCAAACTTTCCTAATGCTATACCAACGCTACCTAAAGTACCAATAGCTTTCTGGCCTCGCAAGTTATTCGCCATATTCAGGCCTAACTTCAAAATTGACGCCGTCATGGCTGAACCATTCTTTTGCAGATTTAGCAAGTTGCTTACGGAGTTCATTACATCCTTACCGGTTCCAAGGTAAGAGATAGTAGCGCCGCCATTCTGAGAAGTACCTTGAACAGAGTTCATACCCATTAAAGTAAATGAGCCAGTCAGAATTTGACCTGGCTGGAAATCCATAGACATGCCGCCAATACGGCAACCAGTAAAATTCTGGAAAATAGGAATAGCTAAATCTTGAAAGTGTTTTTGGAAGGTGAAAGACTTCAATTCTACGCCATTGCGAATAACGGAAGTATTTGCTACTGGAATAGACGCTCCACCCGGGGTTACAGAGCCGTTATCTAACCAAGTAGTTACCACACCTACCTGAGCCAAGAAGCGCTTCGCACCGCCGATGGTACGACCGTAGATACGATAGCCCGTTGCGCCAGCAGCTGTAGTCCAGTTAACGTTGATACCGGTATTTGCGCCAGCGGCCAATGACATTTCGGATGTAGGTAGCGATTCAGCTCCAGAAGCGCCGATAGCAGTCACTTGATAGTAATATGTGGCCGCAGTCAACGTACCAGCACCGGCGGTTAAAGCCGCAGTACCTGGAGCCGTACCACTAGGTACTACCGGCCAGGAGGTGCACAAGGCCGCCGCCAACATATCGTCGAAAGTGCTAAAAGACATTTCAAAATTAACGTCGCCAGCAACGTCTGCGTCAACACGCACTGTATCACCGATGTTACGGTCTGCTCGAATTTCATTACTGGAGATTGAGGATTGATTGAAATTTAAAGACTCACCAGTATATCGTAATTCTTTAAAAGCAGGTGAGGCAGGGGTGGTGCCCAACACGGTTTCGATAGCATATCGAAGTGCTGTGCGATTGGAAGTACCTGGTTGAAATGGCATGACTACTCTCCTCTAAAAAAATCGGTTGATACATTAAGTTGGTACCACTCTTGAAAATTAGTGATAGGCTTCACTAACGGCGTTTTAAACGTTATACCATTAACAGTAGTTGACCTGAAAATGGAGGACACTCTATCGGCTAACTCCATAGCTCTACCACTTCCTATATTAGGCTTAATAAATATTTGAACAAATACTACGCCTGTATATCTATATGAATGATTATCTGAACCTAAAGAAGATTGATAAGCATCCGCATTTTGTATGGATAATCGAACCCATTCATTGTAATTATTCGAATATTCAATGTTTTCGAATAGCACAGGAGTTTCGTTATCCCAATGTAACAAGAAATAGGATTCGATTGTGGATTTTTGAGTTAAATTACTCATTTATTCCTCAATATAGCTACACGTACTACGCCTTGCGGAGCCTTTTTAGAACTACCCTCCTCAATCAACTGAGCGTAAGGCTTACCATTAGTTAAGTAAATCACCGGGTTTTCAGGGACTCTACGTAAATACTTAAAGCTTATTGGAATTGGACTACCTTCTTCGCCACCTGAATCCACCGTAGAATAATTAGGTACCGTATGAGACAAATTCCAAGAAGCTCTTAATTGGCCGGTTAAAACCGGCGTATTTATAACTACGTCTTTATATACAGCGTTTGCAATTTTAACTGTTCGTTGCTTTACAGTCGTACCAATTTTCTCACGAATCTTACGAAGTTTAACTGAGTAAGAACCTTTAATCACGTTACACCTTTAAATAAACCGTTATCATAGGGTAACTACCACTTACAAATAATTTTCTAACCTTATAAACCTCGTATAAGGTATCGTTAATTAATATTTTATCATTATTCATGATATTTAGGCTTGAAGAAGTATTAAACACAGAGATTTTTAAATCGTCTTCCTTAATTAAATGACCTTCTAGCTCAACCTCTGAAAAAGTTTCCACAAAATACTCTATAACCGTATCTGTATAAAATGTAACATTCTGGCCAGAGCCTACGTCATACGAACTTACAGGATTTGTTTTGAGTACCGCAGTTACCACTAAATCACCTAAGGCTTCCTTAACGGACACTAATCCTTCTTTGATAGACGTAACTAAACTCATGTTCGAATCAACTTTACAGAGATTACGCCACCAGAGCCGACTATATCAGAGTATCCTAAAGATGATAGAGTATTTATTACTATTTTAGGTAATCGAGATTTAGAATTCAACACGTTGTAATTTATCTGAATGCTTCCGACCTTTAAAGCTTCAAAGTCATTTTCAGACAGCTTAAAACCATTGGCTTCTAAAATATAATAAGCCATTTCATACGTAGCAATTTTAACTTTAGACGGAATTTCTGTATTAGAGTAATAGCGTCCGCTATCATCTTCGGCGCCATCTCTAGGCCATTTCAAAGATTGTGTATCAGAGGCAGTAGTACCGACGAATTTATAGTACGTGTCTATAATACGAGTAGACTCAATTAGCAAATTCTCTTTCACCGAATTTACGGGTGAATCTACTGTCCAAGAGCTTTTGCCAAATGATTCTAAAAAATAGGCGTCAGCTTCAGCCAACAGTGCGTAGCTGTTAGCTGAAACTCCACCTATGGATGCGTCTAAGGCCATTATTTAGGCTTCGTAGCGGTTGAAGTCAAAGAAGGTTCTTCAGACACCTTGACTTCTTTAACTTCGGAAGTTATTTTGAGTTCGCAGCCAAAATAACCGGTTAAAATAGGTTCGATAAGAGCTCCGGTAACTTCATCTACAACAAGTTTTCCGTCCGTAAATTGGTATCGATTATTTACGATTTCTACGCCTTTTTTAATATTGCCGGCGTGTCGAGTAAAAGTATATTTTTTAGGACCTTCAGCCATAAAAACCTCGTATTAATAAGTAAAACAAAAGCCCTACTATTTTGCATAGTAGGGCTTTAAGGCTTAGTTAGTAAAACCACCCATCGAAGCTACGCCCAACTGGGAGAAGTTGGCTAGGCCGCAATACATTTTGATACGAGTAATGGATTCGTCTTTGGTTTCAGATTCACCAATTTCAGAAACACGTAAACCAGCATTACCCAGAGCCGTAAGACCAGAAATACCGTGCTTACCAGAGCCATCATCAAAAGTACCTGCAAAAATCGTGGTGCAAACACCAGACGCAGTACCTTGAGTTTGAGTGGTAGGAATGTAATCGTTACGGAAGATTGGAACTCCACGATAAGATGGAACTTGGCGACCAGAAGGCAGGGTAATTACGTCACCTACAGTAGCTCCACCCAAAGAACGCAGGAGTGCGTAATATGCACGGATGGTACGAGCTGGCATCATGAAATAATCTACTTGGCCGTCTTTATCTTTTACCAAGTCCATCAGTTCGTCCAGACGATCAAATGCTAATACCTGGCCGTTAGTGGCTGGAGTAATTTTTTGACCTGCTGGAATCAACGTTAACAGACCAGAGAACGAATCAGCGGTACCGTCACCATTAATCATGGTATCTTGAAATTTGCGAGCCAGAGATTTTGCTTTAGAAGCAATTTGAACCGCTTTTTGGCTAGTGAAGTTAGAACGAGTAGCTTGAATCAAGCCGTTCACTTCAGCATCACCAATTAAAGTGGTCAATGAGCTGGTAACTGGAGTAAAGGTTGCAGCCGCCTTAGCAGTAATAGTACCACCAACACCCAAGAACTGCACATCGCCTAAAGCCAATTCACGATTGTAACCGAGGGCATTACCTTCGATTTCCATAAATGGAAAAGCTTCAAACATTGGGTTTACTGACACGATGTTCTCGATGACACCAGTGATAAGCATGTCTTGCGAGAGTTTTGCCGATTCGGCGAGAGTAACTGAGGCCATGATAATTCTCCGTATGTGGGATGGACAAAAATAAACACATTCGTCTCTCCACCGGAGGACTTAATTTTAGAATTGCAACTACGCTCCGCGCTTTAGCTATCTTGGTATCATTATAAAACAAAGGATTCTAAAAGTAAACACCGACTTGCGCCGGTGTTCATGGGTCCAAAATTAAGTTTATATTTATTAATTACGAGTCAAACCAGCTTCAATTTTTTGAATTGGCGTCAAATTAGCCGATTGACCTGCCGCACGAGAGCTACCGCCGCTAGCTCCGCCGCCGGATGAACTTTGAAACAAGTGTGGAGCCGTTTCTTTAAGACCTCCCATCCACTCATTAATGCTCATAGGTTGATTGGCATCTTTACCATAAATGATTTTTCCATCGCGATCTTTAGGTACAGCTGAACCGTCTTCGACTGCGAAAATACCTTTAGCTCGTAACAGAGCGTCATCTACGGCGGACGGTAACACACCGACTTTAGTAGCTGCTTCACGTACGGCATTATCAATGATTAGAACTTCCAATTTACGGTTAGCCATGGTCAGGGCTGTATCTTTTTCTTTTAATTGACCATTTAACTCAGTACGCATCTGAGTTACACGCTGTTCTACTACTTCATCGATTTTGCCAGCGTCAATTAATTGCTTTTCTTTGAGCTTTTGCTCAAGAGTAGCAAATTCTTTGTACTTAGCTGGGTCAATACCCTTGAATTGCTCCAGTTGTTTCTGAAGACTGATATTATTACTACGGAATTCGTCCAACTTCTCCTTTCCAACTACACCATCGACAGCCAAATAAAATTTATTGTCGGCTTCGTTTTTAGTGTAGAAGCTTTTCAATGCGTCATCCACGTTATCTAACGATTCTACTACATGCTTAATACCCATAATGCTCGCTCCTGATTATACTACGGTTGTAGGTGGGTTAGCCACCGGCTTACCACTCTCTTTTTGAGGTGGGTCATTAGGGTTTACCCGTGTAGGTAAATCCCCAATTGGTTGACCAGGCGGCGGTAACAAATCGCCTCTGGATAAATTATGAATTAAGATTTCTTTCGTAATGCCACCCTCTAAATACGATTTAACCAGCGCGTTTAACATTTGAGGTGATAAACCGGTATCCAAGAACTCCTTTTGGAGGGTTATAGATACGGAATTTTTGTCTAAGCCTTCCATGTCAGCACAGAACGCGTATGCTCTATTAATAGCCGCTTCTACAGATTGGACTACAGATCGTAGAGACGCGGTCTCAGACATATACCGTAAACGAACGGTTTCAGCTGCTTCAGAGCCCTTGCTGGAGTTGTCGATTAAGCGTGCAGATAAAGAAGCTAATTGAGCTTGTTTTTCTACTAAAGCCCGCTCTAAACTCGCTAAGCCTTGACCTGTAAATTCCAAATAGCCTACTTTAGCTTGGTAATCTGCGATAACCCACGCGGTGCTAGAACCGATTTTTAGCACTGTCTCGGCTGGAGCGCCTAATACATAAGGGGTAGGTAAACCTGTAAAATGACGACCATGCTCCAGGTCTGCGCTAGTACGATAATGAGAAATATTGATATCCACTATATCTAAAACCGGAGGTTTTACGTCAGAAATACCTACGCCAATTGGGTTGACAAAGACGAACGGAATGTAAGTCATAGGCGCGCCAGTATTCAAAGGCGTAACTACCTGTGAATCCTGTATTTCACCGCGGTCATTTGTATCGTGAATACGTTGTACGTATACACCTTTGTCGATTACTAATTCACGGTATCGAACTTTTGAGGATGTAGCATATATATCGTTAGGATTTTCATCATAGTAAGTTTCTTTCAAAACAACGAGCGTAGGCAGTCCGTCAGCATTAGCCTTCCAGTTAATTATAGATTCAGCTGGATACATAGCTAACTTAGGTAAGCCGCCATCGATTGACCTATCAGCTAGTATGCCATGACGACCGTTTAACAAGGTTTCTGCGATAGTGGTACTCAACACTTCATAAAATTCCGTGCCTGAATGATCTTCAAACAATGGTTTTAGTTTAGATGGATAAACTAGAGTAGGAGGTTTTGCCATAGCCATACCGACTAAAGCGGACACCGTTTTCCCTGTAATAGAATAAAATAAAGCCCGTTCTTTATAGGCGCGATAATCCTCTTCGGATTGCCCTGACAGTTTTGGTAGGTACTTTACGCCAGCTTCTTTTATAGCGCGCTGACCAGTATATGCGTCTCTACAACGCGCCCAATCGGATAGTCGATAGATATACTGAGGATGTTGAGATGAGACTGGCATGTTATACTCCTAAAATTTTGGTTTCTCGTACAGCGGTTTGACCTTCTAAAACCTTGTATCTAACCACATCGTATAAATGGTCTTCCTGATTAGTGCCTATGTCTTCAAGAGTTTTTTCGTCGTTTTCCAAATTAGGGATAGTACGAATAGTGTGATAACAGTTGGAGAATACGAATATTCCAGGCTTTTCCATAGGTCGCTGAACTGAATTTTTAAGCCTATCTCTAAATAAGGCTAATCCTTGAATTCTACTACCAGGTTTTTTATTTGAACGTATAAACGTAACCCCTAATTTAGACATCTCTTCGGCTACAGATACATGGCCGGGTTCACTACTAAAAATAGCGTTATCCGCTGGACCCGGCTTAACTCTAAATCCATAGCCTTCATCTTTTTCGTAATTCTTTATGCGAAAAGCTTGCTCGGAGGCCGTTAATCGCAATCCCTCGTATCGTTTGTTTGCGAAATAAAGCTCATCAATAATAAAGATAGTACCAGCAGGTACCCAGCACTCGGACCCTTCAGAGTCGATGAATTCTGTGCCATCACTTTCGGCGAACCATAATACGGCGGCGGGATTCGAACTTCCATAGTCATATCCTCTATCGATTTTCCAAGTAAAAGGG